CCCATTCACTCTTGATTTTTTTGTTTCCATTGCTCCAAATGGTAAATTATTAATGAAATCGAAAACTATTACTGTTTTACAAATGTCTTCATTTAGCCTTACATATTCCCAATAAAGATGGTAATCGAAATTGTTTTTGTTGTAAGACGCCTTTGTTCCTTCATACGGAGGGTCAAGAATTAAAACGCTCTCTTTATTGATTAGATTGTTGTTGTTCCAATAGTCGTTATTCAAGCATAACGGACTCAATTCTATCCATCGCGACAGTGATGATTTATATTCTGGGAGAATACTAATTGGGGTATCGACTTTGATAGGAACGTTAAATCCATTCTTACTGTAACGAAATACCCCGGAAAATGACATCTTCGACAAACAGTAAGCGTATTTCCACCAATCCTTCATTCCCCTGACGGAGAAATAGTCATCAGGAGTAAATTCGTCCGGAACTATTTGCTCATCGAATCTTGAAAGTATTTTATGTATATACGGGTCAATATCATTGAGGACAGCAGTTTTTGCCAAATTAGCAGAAATAACTGCCGAACCACAGAATAATTCTACAAAATCCCTTCCTCGGTATTTTTCGAGCTTGGGGACCCAATACGACTTTGATCCCACATAAGACGATAAGAACTTATACATTTCACATCACATTTAAATTTTAATAAATAGGATTATACACCCTATTCTTTCTAATTACAAGGATTTTCTAAATGGCTTTCTCCTTATCTCCCTCTGTCAATATCACAGAGACTGATTTAACCAATATCGTTCCAGGAGTATCTACATCAGTAGGAGCATTTGCTGGAACGTTCGTCTGGGGGCCTACTGATGACCCGGTTCTTATCGACTCCGAACAAACCCTGGTTTCTCGTTTTGGGAAGCCGGATGCTAATAGCGCAGTATCTTTCTTTACATGCGCTAACTTCTTATCATATACCAATAATCTTCTGGTAGCACGGTCTGTTAATAAATCAACCGCAAGAAACTCGGTTGCTAACGTAGACGCAAACGCCAATATCCTGATTACAAACGAAGACCACTATCTCTCTACCTATGTAAATGGAGAAGCCAATGTCGGTCCGTTCGCAGCCAAGTATCCTGGTATTCTTGGTAATTCTATCCGTGTATCAGTAGCCGACCAGGATACCTTTGATACCTGGGTATATAAAGACTTGTTCGATAACAAACCCAACACGTCTTCGTACGTAGAGAATCTGGGCGGCACCAACGATGAGCTGCACGTTATCGTCATCGATGAAACCGGATTATGGACAGGAACTCCCGGAACTGTTCTGGAGAAATTCCAATACCTTTCCAAAGCATCTGATGCAAGACAACCTGATGGAACATCGCAGTATTACAAAACAGTCATCAACAATCGCTCTAAATATATCTGGTGGACAGACCATCCTGAAGGAACCACCAACTGGGGCCAATCAGCATTCAATACGAACTTCAGCTCCATGCTTGCTGTTATAGACGTTGCGCTACAGGGCGGCAATGATGGTAATAACGTAACGGATGGAAACGTTCAGAATACATGGGCTATATTCAACAACGACGAGAAATACGATATCTCCTTGATTCCGGCAGGCGATGCTTCGTTGGCGACCCAGATATTCCTAATCAATAATATTGCCGAGAAACGTCGTGATTGCGTGGTTTGCGTATCTCCTCCGTTGGATACCGTATTCGATAACGTTGGACAAGAAGCAATGGACATCGTTACCTATCGGGAACAATTACCATCTACGTCCTATGCTGTTATGGATTCTGGTTGGAAATATCAATACGATAGATATAGAGACATTTATCTATACGTACCGTTGAACGGCGAAGTAGCGGGTTGTATGGCGCGTACCGACTATACAAACTCGCCATGGTGGAGTCCCGCAGGACTGAATCGAGGGCAAATCAAGAACGTAGTCCGTCTTGCGTTCAGTCCAAATAAAACAGAACGTGATGTAATCTATCCAAAAGGTATTAATCCGGTAGTATCATTTCCGGGCCAAGGAACGGTCCTTTATGGAGATAGAACGCTATTAGCCAAACCAAGCGCATTCGATAGGATTAATGTAAGAAGATTGTTCATTGTTCTGGAGAAAGCGATAGCGTCTGCGGCAAAATGGCAATTGTTCGAATTCAATGACTCTTTCACCCGGTCGGCATTCCGTAACATGGTTGAGCCATTCCTAAGGGATGTTCAAGGTCGTCGTGGCATTACTTCTTTCCGGGTTATCTGTGATGAAACCAATAATACTCCTGAAGTGATAGACCGCAATGAATTCGTCGCCACCATTATGGTAGCACCTAACCGCAGTATTAACGTAATCAATCTCAACTTCGTTGCTACCCGCACCGGAGTTAATTTCGAAGAAATATTAGCACAAGTTTAACTTTCAACAAGTCTGGGAATCAATCAAGGTTCCCAGACCCACACGTTCTGTCCGCAATCCCAAATCTTTAACCATCCATTCAGGTAAGCATTCTCTTCTTCAGTTAATTCTGGATTAAATTTATTCATTGTTTTTGCTTGGTTCTTTTTAGACATCTGGAGACGATGTCTCCTTTCATATCCATTAGGATGAGCATAGAAATAACCGGGATTGGTTCTTCTTACAAGTTTGAATCCAATCTTCCCATAGAAATCAGTATCTCCCTTACTCCTATCCTGGTATGAAAGAATTGAAACTGGATTATGATTTTTAATAAAATGATTTAGTAATTTTGACGCTCCCCCAATAACAGAGGTACCAATCTTACTAGCGAACCTAATCATTTCCCATTCGTATTCCTTATTGAACCGAGGTTTACCAAATGTCATTGTAGAAACTAATATTTCATCAAGATATAATCCATAGTTGATTGTTGACGAAGCGCATCCCTGAAGATGGTTGGATTCGAGAAATTCTCTCGAAATGGTCCCAGATATCATTCTGATGCAACATTTCCTTGCGTGGATTCTCGTTTTTGTCTCCCTGATAATATTAGTTATCATAGACTCAACAATTGGTCTATTGATGACCCATTCGTCTTCGAATATATGAATTAGGCGGATATTTAGCGCGTGACACAAATCGGTTTTTTGTTGATGATAATTCTTATCTCGAAACTTAGTCGAGTGCCAATAGATTCCGTTGAATTCAACCGCGACTTGTATCTCTGGAATGAAAATATCTAATTCTAACCCATTCAGTATAGTTTTATTATTCCGCAATACTTCAAATTTACAATTATTTTCTATGTAATCGCTGAGTTCAGATTCTCTATTTGAAATTTTGTGGTATGTTGGATAGCAAGTCGGGCACATTGGAATATTTCCGTCTTCAAAATAGTCCGCGTATTCTGTCCCACACTTAACACAACGAATATCAAATTTTGTGTACCGGGTGTCATTAGTTATATATTCTTCAGCGGTGAAAAGAAACTCATGAGTATCTACAAGGACTCGTTTCTTTCTTTCGAATGAATTTCTTTTCTTCGATGTTCTTGCTACACATCGAAAACTATCATTCTGGGATACGTTTTCTACTCCATGCCTTTCTAAATTCGTGGCCCTCTGTTTATCCATACTCTCCTTAGTTTGGAGATGGTGCGCTACTCCGCGTTTTTGTAAATTGGTTACTATAGTTTTTTGTTTTTTGTCATCGGATTGGAAATAATATTCAGTCCCATATTTAGCTAAATTAGTGGACTTCACCTTTTCTTTAAATCCAGGTAGCTGACTCGCCTCAATCACTCCGTATCGTTTTAAATTTGTATCTCTTCTCTTTCTTGTCGTTTCTGGACGCATTGACGGATGGGATACTCCATATCTTTTTAACGATGTGGTTCTTATCCTTTCTCTAAAATCTTTAGTTTGTGAATTATGCTCCACGCCATATCGCTCCATCATCGTGTTTTTTACTTTATCCTGCACATCTTTATTTTTTAAAGGATTGGTAGTGCCGTATTTGATGAGATTGGTCTGGACTGCCTTTTTTTGTCCTCGAACAACCGAACACGAATGGCAACAGTTGTGATATCCCTTTGGAAATGAGTAAAACCGGGTAATGTCCTGTCCACACTCACATTTTGGACGTTCATTAAGACCAGAAACGAATAGATACACCGCCTCCGGAAATCTGAAATTTTCGAGTAGATGTCCGGGAACAAACTTAGTCATTTCCAATTTAAACTCTGGACGTATTCTCCCACTTTTACTAATAAACCTCCTTCTAAATTCTTCCCTATCCATATCCTACATTCCTCTTAAAACCAATATCCTGAATTATATCGCCAACTAGAATCATTTCAATAAATAGTAATGAACCATTTGTGAATCATTTGTGAACCATTTGAACCAATTATGAACCAAATAATGACCCAATTACATCCAATTATAACTCCCTTTCCTATCCAATGCTATCTTACCAAGAATTCCTATCCGAAGAAGCCAGAACAAAAGAAATCGAACATACCCGTTCGCTATCTTCCCCTCTCCAATCGGGAACCCATCGTGGTTATTCTGTAGAAGCTGGTGTTCATGCTCCATCCCAGGCAAATGATAGAAACAAGGAAATGACAAAGGGACATTGGGACGATTTCAAAGGAAGAATGGTCGCGCATCTCAAAACCGAACCAAACGGACACTTTCTAATCCATTCCAAGAAATATAATCAAGGCTTGGTAGTCCAACACATTCCCGAAGAAAAGAGAATCAAGATTATCACTGCGCTCCCTATGGGCAACAATACTCCCAAAGACGCCAACACTATCCGCCATATCATCGAGTCATTTGATTTTGAGATAGCCAAAGGTCTATTCATATCTTAAAGAATCAAGCAACACTTTAATCTTCAGATAACAAATAGGATTAGAGTTTTTGGGGTCGAACTGAAAATTCTCTCCCATCTTCGATATTATCTCATCAGCAGAATAAGTTTCTTTATGGGACATCGCATATTCCATCATATAATCTATTTCAGGAATGTATTCTGATTCTTCCAATAGAATGAAATTCCCTAGTCCAAGCGGGTCCCATTCCATAAGGGTTTTGATTAAATGTCCTCGTATCCGACTTACTCTTTCGTCCATGTTTATTTAAATTGATTGCTTATCGCCACAAGCTTAATTAAATCTATAGGTGCTACTATCACAGCAGAGCCTTCCCAAAAGACTTTATCAATAATCCCTCTCATATCATCAAGGTCAATTGCTTTCTTTCCGGATTGTAACATATATAGAACGATGCGTACGATAGTTTTTCCGTCCCCACCCATAACTAGGAAATACTCCTTTAAAATGTCAGAGATTTTAGTGACCACTACCCTCTGGTTCGGGGTTAATTCATCGTTGTTCATGCTTCGTTCTCTTGTAGTATTCGTTTAAATTCACGATGGATATCATTCAGTATAGCACGTAATTTTATCATCGATATAACGTCTATCTTTGTATTATAGATAGGTCTACCAAGCCAAATATTGGGCTTTGGGATAAAAAATAATTCATAGCTTATGAACTGAATTAGTTCATCCAGAAAAAACGGATTGATATCAGCAGGAACGTTACTCGATTTCTTCCGGTAAATTGATGATGCTATCTCTCTGATGATGTGTGAACACAGGGGAATATAACTAAAAATTCTATCTTCGTTGATATCATCTAACAAATTCTTCAGTCTTTCACGGTGCTCTGGGGATAACTTATAAATGAGGTCTTGCCGTTTCATTCTCGTATTCTTCCATAATTTCTATAATGTTGAGATTTATCCTATTCAAACACAAAATGAATTTTATGTAGTAAATTGGTTTTTTATGTCGAAGATAGTTAAATAAAGAGTTGTGTATTTGTCCTTCCAAGAATGTGGGCGAGACTTCCCTAGGTATGTCTTTGGATAACATCAGGCGGTTCTGGATTATTAATTTCCTCACTATTCTTCGAGCGTCAATGACTGGTATGGTTATATAGCAATCAGACACCGCGTCTCGGCTGATGGTGTATAAATCATGTAATAGATGTTTGTCTATTTTCTCGTTGATTGTTGCCGCAGACAGCATTTCCATCTAATTTCCTCTTAGGTTTTCTTTAATCCATCGTTTCAAAATTCATAAATAGGATTATAACTACTTTTTAGCTAAAAGCAAGGAAATTATTTCAAATGACCACATTCAACATCAATCAGTTCCGTTCATCGATTGGGAATGGGGGCGCAAGACCAAATCAGTTCATGGTCTCGTTGTCGTTCCCGACCTTTGTTCCATCAGCATCACAGGCCACCCAACGCGCACCGTTTCTTGTCCACAATGCATCGCTTCCTGGAGTAGACCAACCACCTGCTACAGTAATGTATCGGGGACGTGAGTTCCACATGACTGGCGATATGGTATTCCAACCAATGACAATCGCCTTTTATAACAGCGATGATATGGTATTGAGAACAGCGTTTGAGCAATGGATGAATGGTCAGGAGAACTACATTCAGAAATTCGGACAGACTAATCCTTCTGCTTATATGAGGGACGTGGATATCTATCAGTTGGACAGGAATGGGGTTGTATTGAAGGGATATAAACTACTAGATGCCTTCCCCATAAATGTCGGGGAAATAGCGCTGGGCTTTGACCAAAATAACCAGGTCTCCAGTACTACCGTTACTCTACGCTACCAAACATTTGCCTTCACGGAAAACGTCGGAGGAAATATCAATCATACCGGATTATTCTCAAGCTAATATCTCTTTAATCTTCTTGGAATAACCAATTGCCTGATTTAATTAATTCAACTAATCCTCTTCTTCCTGATAAGAAGGTAGAGAAACGACTGCGTAATAAGCAGGTAGCCATTCCTGCTGATGCTGATGCTCTGACCATTCCTGATACTGGACTATCGAATACTTATTTTGACTTCCAGACCGCGGCTGCCACCGAGTTTGACTTAATCAATAAGTATCTCACCATTTCAACCTATCCCGACGTATTTAAGGCAATCGAGGAAATCGCAACAGAAGCAATTTCCGCTTTAGACTCCGAATCTCCTATCGAATTAGACCTGACTGAGATGGAATACTCAGACAAGTTCAAGAATTCCATTCAGGACGAATTTAAAACTATTCTATCTCTTCTTGATTTCAAGCAAAAGGCCCATGATATTTTCAGGATGTTTTACATCACTGGGAAATGTGGGTACCAGATAGTAATGGGCGATGATGGAATAGAGAAACTAGTCTTTATGGACCCGAGGAAATTCAGAAAGGTTCGGGTAGTCTTCAAAGAAAAGAATCAGGACGGAATCGAGATAATCAAGAAGACAGAAGATTTCTTTATCTATAACAATATGGGAGTCGTTCCCACTAATTCTTCTTATAACATAAGCGCGCCATCATCATCCAGAGATATTCGTATCCCAACCAATCTGGTCGCTTATGCTTCTTCTGGATTACATGATATATCCCAAGGAATGAATCTATCATTTCTTCATCCTGCATTAAAGCCTGCTAATCAGCTTTCGATGCTACGCGATGCCCAAGTAGTCGCAAGAGTAGTTCGTGCGCCTATGCGCAGGATGTTTAAGATTAACGTTGGCAATCTACCAAAGAATAAAGCAGACCAATATATGCGGTCTGTCATTGCCAAATACAAGAATAAGATTGTTTATAACTCTGTAGAAGGGACAGTAAAAGACCAGAGAAACTTTATGTCTATTCTGGAGGATTATTGGTTCCCAGTTGATTCAGAAGGAAAAGGACATTCGGTCGAGAATATTGAAGGGTCGAATAATGATTCGGCTACAGATGATATTGAGAACATCCAGGAGGAACTATATCGGGCATTACAGATTCCTGTTGGGCGATTTAAGGAATCCACTGTAATCTTTGGAAGACAGTCAGAGGTATCCAGAGACGAATTAACATTTGCCAAGTTTATTAATCGTCTTCGTCGTAAATTCAATTCGTTATTCGATGACCTGTTAAAGACCCAATTAATTGCTAAGTCGATTATCCAGGAAGAAGATTGGGAAGAATTAAAGGAATCCCTGAATTACAAGTATAAACAGGACCAGTATTTCCTTGAGGTAAAAGAAGCCGAGATACTGCGAAATAGATTAGACCTGATTAACCAGATTCATCCTTATATGGGGATTTACTTCTCTAAAGAATACATCTTCGAGAAAGTAATGAAGATGTCCGAGGAAGAAGTAGATGAAATGAAGAAACAAATGGAGCAAGACCATTCGGAAGAGATGGAGAGGAATCTTCATGACCAGATGTATATGAATCAGGCTAGTCAGGAAGAAGGAGAAGGACAAGCCCAAGGGGGGCCAATGGATTCTCAATATTCATCCTGGTCCCCCCCTCCGCCTGACGAAAGAGTCAAAGCCACACAAGCGGCTGCCCTTACCAATTCAATTAAAAATAAACCAAAGAAACAACAGAACATAGGAGACGACGATGATTAGAGATTTCTTGGACGCAGTGCGTGCCGGAGATGCCAACGAGGCAAAGACTTGGTTCCAGACTATTTTTTATAAGAAATTAGCGAATAAGATGGAAGATAAGCGATTAGAAGTATCCCAGAATATCGGCAAGGAAATCGGGGGAAAGATTAACAAGACTCTGGCGATGGATGACTAACAAATGAATGCCACTATCAGAGATTTATTAACCGAGATTCATCTTCGGGAAGAATTGAGTAAGGACGCGAAGGCAGAGGAATTTGTCAGGGATTTTATTAATTCAAACAATCCAAAGTTTGAAGGTAAATCCAAGGCAGAAAGAATAAAGATGGCTTTGGCGGCTTATTATCAGTCCCAACAAACGAAAGCCCCTAAAAAAGAGGAAGTAGTGGAGCGAGCCGAATATCCATTCCACTCTGGCGATAGTGACTTCCGTACTGGAACATCTATAAACCACGACAGATACCAGATTACATTCAAACCGGCTTCTCAATCGAATGTTTCTAAAGAAGGAAAAGTAGACTATCTGAAAGGGATGCACCCTGAAAGAAAAACCATCGTCGATAAAGAAGCTGGATTGAAAACTCCTGTTGGACAGGTCACCCATGCATCAGTCTATGACTACCGAACAGGAAACACCACCAATCACCATATATTCCAGACATCCGGTAAGAGCTCAATGGCCTCGATATCTTCTTTGTCCAATAACAAAGAACATGATAATCACCGGGAAATATTAAAGAATGCATTATCACAGACGCCAGAACAGACACCAGAACAGGCACCAACGGAGACCAAATAATGCAACTATTATTAGAACTAAACCAAACTGACATTGACATCCTTACTGAAAATGTCAACGGTAAAAAGAGTTATTACATCGAAGGAAAATTCCTTTCAGGGGACACAAAGAACAGAAACGGAAGGGTATATCCGAAATCGGTATTAGAAGGTGCAGTTAATAAATTCCGAGAGGATTATATCAATCAGAATCGTTCAGTGGGCGAACTCAATCACTCTCCTGGATTCACTGTCAATCTGGATAAGGTATCACATATTATTGAGTCTCTTACCTTCCATGGCGCAGATGTATACGGCAAAGCCAGAGTCATTGACACTCCTAATGGAAAGATATTAAAGACCTTAATCGATGAGAACTACAAACCAGGCGTATCTTCTCGGGGAATGGGTAAGGTAAATAAGGCACGGGGGAATATGGTAGAGGAATTCTTGATGTCTACCGTGGACGTTGTATCAGACCCGTCTGGATTTGATTGCTACGTAAAGGGATTGTCTGAATCCATTGAATGGAAATTCGTCGATGGAGAATGGATGCCTGTAGATTTACAAGAAAGCTTTGACCAAATCACAAAGAAAGAAAAGAACCTGATTATTCTGGAAAGATTTGAACGATTACTTTCTAATATCAAATAACAAATGATTAATTTTTCAGAATTATCCGAGATACTTAATAAGCAACAAAAGGCTAAAGTTAATCGTTGGGCAAAGGGAGATAATTCCTTTTCTGACCATCTATTCGACCATCCGGAACATACTGAGAAAACTATCTCTTTAGAACATCCTGATTCAGAAGGTCATTCTGAAGATATTAAATCTCATCTTGAGCCGCATGGAATCAAGATTAAAGATTATAAATCTGGTATCGGTGAAGATAAATATGGACGCGAAATTAAACTCGGAAAAGCACTCGAAAAGACCAAGGCGCCAGACGAGTTAAAGAACAAGTTTGCTAACGACCCGAGTAGGAGTAATAAAGGAATCGGTAGCGATGACTTAAGGGTAACTATTTCTCGCCATCCTCATCATGTAGCCGGAATGACTTCATCCGGACATAGTTGGGAAAATGAATCCTGTATGAACTTCGAAACAGGATGCAACAAGGATTATTTAAAACAAGACGTTAAACACGGTACCCATGTTGCTTATCTTCATCATAAAGATGATAAAGAACTAGAACATCCTTTAGCCCGTATTGTCCTGAAAAAATTTACTGACGAAGAAACAGGGCATTCTGTATTGAGGCCAGAGAATAGAACTTATGGGCCGGCGTCAGATGCTTTTACTCATACAGTCCATAAATTTATAGATAATAAGATGCCTGTTCATGATTCTGGGATTTACCGAAAAAATGATTCTGTTTATCATGATAGTGGAGATAAAAAAATAGTAGGGAAAGGAAAGGAAGCACTCAACAGGATTCTTAAAAATAATAAAGAGAGTATTTCTTCCGATATCGTAAATCACCCTGCATTTACTAAACAAACAGCAGAAGAACATATCCATAGAATGCCGCAATATTTAACAAATTCATCAGTATTTTCTGATGATGATGTTAATAGAATATTATCTAAACATAAAGATAATCGCGAGTTACATTTTAACGCAGCCAGAAATAAAGGAATCAGTTCCTCTACAATTGATAAAATTATTGGAGCACATCCAGATGCGGTCGATAACCTTCATCCAGATAATCCAAATATCACAAAAGAACATATAAGCAAAATTATCCAGAGTTCACCTTCTACTTTGGGTGTGATGAAATTCACGAATCATCAAAATTTTCATCCATCTCATTTTGATGAGATATCGGAGAATCGTGGTAAAAGAGGACGAAGAGAATTATTAGAACCAGATGTAAATTTACCAAAAGAACATTTTGATAAATTCGTTAAGAAGGACGCTAATTCGCTTAATATCCACGATAAAAAAGATTTAATCCATATTGATAAAATCATAGACCACGAACATTTCGATAAAGATAATGCTAAACATCTATTAGATAATGTACCGAACGTGGAATCTAATCCAAGAATCCACAACAGTCTCTTATCAAGAAGTACTGGAGTTCCTCATAAACGCGGAACACCTTTAGAACGATTTCACGCAGCCATTAAATCTAATAATCAATAGAAATTGTTTATTTTATAAATAGTTATTGTAAAGCATTAAAATACGGAGAACATCAATGAGATTATCAACAAAAATTCAGGAGCTTCTGGCGGAGAAACAAATTCCTGTTTCTAATTCAGGAGATACTGATTTCCCTAAACAGGGGAATTCGAAGGAAAAAATCGAGCACAAAGATAACGGCGAATATGACCTCGACGTATCTAAGGACGTTAAGAAGGATACTTCAATTACAGCATCACAAAAAGGCGATTCCGATTTCCCTAAACAAGGAGATTCGGATACTACCGTTAAGCAAACTAAAGAAGGCGACGAAGACGCAGGAATTATTGCCCAGGATTCAAACGTAAAGGATAACAGCATCAATCCTTCACAAAAAGGCGATTCCAACTTTCCTACCCAGTCCGATTCGAAAAAGAAAGTTCCTTATCAAGTAAAGAAATTCACCAAAGAAGAATTGGATACTGATATCAAGGCTATCTTCGGGGAATCAGTTGAAGATGAAATCAAAGACAAAGCCGCTAATATTTTCGAAGGCGCTGTAATTGCCCGAGTTAATCTTGCCGCTGAATCAATCGTTGAATCCTTGGAAGAACAATATAACACCAAACTTGACGAAGAATTATCCAATATCGAAGAAAAGATTGACAAGTACATGGGATATCTTGCTGAAGAATTTATGGAGAAAAATGCAGTTGCAATTGAATCAGGTCTGCGGGAAAGCGTTATCTCTGACTTCATATCAGGCTTACATGACTTGTTCGAACAACACTATATTGAAGTTCCAGAAGGTAAACAGAACGTAATCGACCAGTTGATGGAAGAAAACGCAAAAATCAAATCGGAACTGAATGACGTTCTCAACGAAAATATTGATTTGAAAGCAGCTAAAGTTCAATCAAATCAAAAAGCAATTGTCGAGGAAATCTGTGAAGGGATGACCGCTATCGACAAAGAAAGATTCTCGAAATTGATTAATGGCATTGATTTTGTGGAGGAACAAGCCTATCGAGAAAAGCTGAATGTCATTAAAGAATCTCATATCAAATCTACCAAGGTAGCAACAAAACCTTCAGTAGAACTGGATTCAGGAAATGGCGTTCATATCAATGAGAATATTAATGAATATGCCAAAATAATTTCCAGAAGCTTCGGAAAGAAATAATTAATCAGGAGAAATAAACAAATGTATCAAGCAGAAAATTTAGTAGAAAAATGGGATAGCATCCTGAATATGGATGGTATGCCCGAAATCAGCAACGCAGAACGTAAATACGCTACTCTTTTGGTAATGGAAAACCAATTACGCGAAATGAGCAGCGATAAAGCGGTTCTGATGGAAGCAGCCCCTATCAATAACAGCATGGCTACTGGTGGTATCGACCGCTACGAACCGATTATGTTGGGTATGGTTCGCCGTAGTCTTCCTAACCTGATGCCGTTTGATGTATGTGGTGTACAACCAATGCGCGGACCCTCAGACATTATCTTCTGTCTGCGTTCTTTGTATGGTAACGAACGCGCCAATGCAATGACTCGCAAAGAAGCCCTGTTCAACGAAGCAGATACTTCTTTCTCGTCCAGCAAATTTGACCAAAGCTTTAATCAAACCCCTCTGAATGGTGCTCATACTGGTTCCAACCCGGTAGATGGTGCCTTTACTACTGGTCATGGTATGACTACAGCAGAAGGTGAAGCACTTGGAGATGCGCTTAATAATCAATGGGGACAAATGTCTTTCTCTATTGATAAGATGAGTGTTGAAGCAAAAACCCGTGCTCTGAAAGCAGAGTACACGTTGGAACTGGCACAAGATTTGAAAACAGTTCATGGTCTGGAAGCAGATGATTTGTTGGCAACGATTCTCAGTCAAGAAATCACCTTTGAGATTAATCGCGAAATCGTTCGGACAATTTACAACATCGCTAAATGGGGTAGTCCTGCTACTGCTAATCCGGGTTCCTTTAATCTGGATGTCGATGCCAACGGTCGTTGGTCAGTAGAACGTTTCAAAGGATTGGCTTTCAACATTCAACGCGATGCCAATCATATTGCTCAAGAAACTCGTCGTGGTCGCGGTAACGTTCTGATTTGCTCCAGTGACGTAGCAAGTGCTCTTACCTTGACTGGTGTTCTGGACCCAAATCCTGCTCTGAGTGTTGATGATACAGGTAGTACCTATGCTGGTAATATCGGTAAAATCAAAGTTTATATTGATCCATATTCAGCCAATATTGGCGCTAACAGTCAATTCTATGTTGTTGGTTATAAAGGACAAAGTTCATGGGATGCTGGATTGTACTATTGTCCGTATACCATGATGCAATTGGTAAGAGCGATAAATCCTGATACACTTCAACCAAAGATGGGATACAAAACGAGATATGGTCTCTCACAAAACCCATTTGTAGTTGGAGCTAACGGAAAAGCTGATGGTGATAACCTTACCACTAACCAGAACTTCTACTATCACAAAACCCGCGTTCTTAACCTGATGTAATCTCCTTTATATAATAATAAATAGCAATATCCTTTACCCCGGACTTAGTTCCGGGGTTTTCTTTTGTAAATCTCATACCCAGAATTCCAAACTACATACCCACCAGTCTCTACTTCACTCCATTTGCCTTTGATGAAATTTAATCGCCTACATGACGGGAACTCAACGAAATCCAGTTCGTATTCCGTCTCATCAACTATTCCGTAGCCGCGCTCTAATCGCTCTACTGATAATCTCTTGCCTTCGATTATATCGAGTATTCTTCTTTTACACAAGCCCTCATCACTATCCCATTCGTCTTCGTAGATGTGAAATACCTGAATCCCCTCACTAATACAGAGATTAGTCTTGTTCCAATGATAGAATTGTCCTCTTCCGGCTTCTTCTGAATGCCAGTATACTCCGTTGAATTCTATTCCGATTTTATGGTCAGGGAGGTAGAAATCGATTTCCATCTTACCTAGCCTGTATCCATTGATGAAGTTAACTCTATTCTTAATAAGGAAATCTTTTATCTTCTTTTCCGGAAGACTTAAATTCCTTTGGTGCATCATCAATCCAGATTTACGTATTCGTCTGTATATCGTTATGGTTGACACCCCATACCGTTCTTCTATCTCCGATGGATGTAGTTCATCGAGTAGGGATTGAAGAAATTCATTATCAGAAAGTATTCGTCTCCTATCTACGCCAAGATTACTCAAGAATGTATCTCGCTTCTTCCTCTTGATATCACTGTTCTGGGAGATGTTATCGACCCCATACAAATCATAAATTGCTTTCTTTGTTTTCTTGTTAATCTTATCGGATTGAAAGGAATAGTCCACGCCATGATTATTCCGACAAGTATCTCGTTTCTTCTGGTCAGTTTCTTTGTTGATACTCATACACTTTACAGAACAAAATTCCCTGAATCCCAAGGTAGTATTACGAAGTTTGACTGGATTAGTCTGACATTCTTTACATAGAGGAATTGATTCGAGTCCATTGACATACAAGTATACCTTGGTCGGAACATGATTCACTTCAGGATAGATTGATTCCAGAAACCGGACTGCCTCTGGAATCTTCCTGTAGTTAGAGTTGATATAGTTAGACTTTTCTGGACTGACCAGAATTCCTAACTCAAATAACTCTTGTTCTTTCTCGGTATACGTCATTCCCTTGATTCCATATCACATATCCCCGTTCCCCTTTCTGTGCATCTACCCAAACACCTTTCCTCATTATAACTTCTCTACTTGATGGAAACTCAACGAAGTTTAACTCTTTTTTATCATCCACGATATTACCGTTTCTATCGAAATTACTAGGAATAATATCCAACAGGGTCTGTTTTATAATTTCTTTCTGATTATCCCACTCATCTTCATATACGTGGATTAATTTTATCCCATTACTCAAACAGGCATTGGTTTTATTCCAATGATACCATCTATCCTTTCCTCCTCTATCAGAGTGCCAATAAACGCCATTGAACTCTATCGCCACGTTATACTGGGGAATGAAGATATCCAACTCATATCCTTCGATGATATCTCGTCTACATCTGGTGATTTCGGGATAGTTTAATGATAGAAATTCAAACAGTTCACTTTCTGGAGCAGATGTATCCTTCTTATGTTGGACTAATCCATGGTCGTAAATCTTACGTCGTATTGTCCCAATCGATAACTCTGTTTCCTTACTAATCTCACCAATAGTTTTAATCTTGAGTTCTTCCTGGAGCAAGTCGGGATTTCTTAATAGTCTGATTCCTTCCTCACTCATCCCTACATATTTAAAGTTGGCTACTCCATACTTACTAAGACTAGTATTTTCGCTCTTTTCTTTATGGTCTGGTAATTTACCGGGATTATCTACACCATGTTTCTTAATGAAACTGGCCCTCATCGTATCCCTAACTTTTTGACATTGGGTAGGATACTCTACTCCCCTTCTTTTGAGATGGGATTCGCGTATTCTTTTCTTCACTTCCTCGGATTGGAATGTCCAATCTACTCCATACAAGAGATTATTCGTGGACTTTGCCTTCGGCGCTGTTAATTTTATCGCCTCTGAGTGCGTTCTCACTTCTACATTAGCGTCTTCCAGTATCTTGTGAACGAGAGGGAAGGATGACCCGAAATAGTCTACGATTTCTTTTAGACTTTTCTTTTCGTCCCGATACATTCTAACAACGGTTTCTTGGTCTATATTACTTCTGTTGTGGGCTACCCTGCCTTTTTTAGCGTCGTGAAAATGCTCTTTACAATAGGAAGCAAATCCTTTTCCAGACGCAGCGACATTCGTTCTGGTCCCACAAGTGAGGCAATATCCCCCACCATATACCTGATATTTTACCTTGTCGCTTATACTAATGAAGTCATCGGGCGTATTTTCGATTAACCAAGAATAGGCACCAGCACGCTTAAGAAATGCCTCTGTCAGTCTCTTTGGTTGGATTCTATCCTTATAGATAATTATAGAAAGAAATTCTTCTTTATTCATCCGTTACTTCCCATGCCTCTGAATATTCCTCGTCTTGAAATAAATCTTTCAGCCCTGTTACTTGTTTCAATCTCAATACTTCGTCCGCATCCATTCCTAATTCTTTGGATATCTTAGCATTGCTCCAATTCCGTCGGGATAACTCAACTACAATATCAGACATACTGAGAATCTTATGTTTACCACGGGCTCGATTGTGTCGTATCGTGCTGGCTATTCTATCCCCTCTTCCAGTTGATTCTGGATTGACGACAACCACTGGAAGTTCCGGAAGTCCTAGTTCCTTACCTACCAGATGTCTATGGAATCCATCAACCACTTCATAGGTTCCATTCTCGGTTATCCATACTACTATGGGCTGTGTGTAGCCGTCTGCTTCGATACTTCTGCGCAACAAATCCATTTCTGGAGGAGCGACAGAGTTTGGGTTGTAGTCATTGGCATGGACTTTATCTGTAGAAACCCAGATTACATTATTTACGGGATGACGCTTTTTCCAATCGGTCTCCATTTTGTTCTCGCTCCTTCTTTAGTCTGTTGATATATGCTTGGTATGCATCGCCACTCTGAGTCTGGGTAAACGATAATCCCTTGCCCCAGTAGTCGTTCCTCAGAATCATCTTGGCTATTCTTCTCCAGGATGGCGCTGTTCTCCGCGCTTCGATTTGTTCATCGAGGAAGTCAGGAATCCCGTCAGGATATCCCCTAGTTTTGTACCATTTCAGGAACAAGTATATCTTATTTCGGTAGTGTTCTGCAAGAGTTTCTGGAATAGTATTCAGTAATAACTCGCAGAAGCTTTCCCAGGTGTGATTGTCTGGTTTTGATATCTTATAGATTCCAGACACACTACCTCTCAACTGAACAAACTCGGCCCCCGAATTGGCTCCAGACACCCGAGCAACTATCTTGGTCCAGGTTTCTGGCTCTAATATATGAAAGAGATGTAATCCTTGTCGTTGGTCATCACCGTATGGCTGACACAATCTTTGTTTACTCATTGGCAATCCCGCCATTTGCATAAGATCATATATACGATTATATGTTTTCCCGGTCTTTGCGTGATAAATCCAGATATCTCGGGTACGCCAGTCATAAATTGGATATACGTTTATCAGGGAGTTCTTTCTGTCGATGGTGGTCCATTGCTTTCCATTCAGGGGAATTTTTTTCTTACTAGCAATGGTTCGGAATCGATTGATACTTTCGTCTGAACGAATTCCCACAAAACAAGCAGTTCTTTCTCCACCAGAATACCATGTTCCGAATTCGTGGATGAATTCCTCAAATTCCATCTTATCATGAAAGAACGGAAAGAAATTCGAATCCGTAATTGCTTCTGGTGGAGGATTTCTGACCCAGATTGGTTTATTTTCTTTCTCCCAACAGACCCAACGAGGATTAAACACCGATACGGCATTTCTTAGGATAATGGGTAAACATACCCAATATAGGTCAATTATATCTCTATATTGGGCAACAAGACTTGAAAGATTATCCACGGTAAGAGAATACTGAGCTTCTAAATCGACTATAAGCACGCCTATCCGACGATTTCTCAGTCGGGCTTCTTCTGCTACCATGTGAAGCATTACAGTGCTATCTTTACCACCGGAAAAAGATACATATATCTTCTTAATAGAAGAATCATCAAAGATATATTTTATTCTTTCTCTTGCTGCGTTGAATACATTAATACCTAAAGGAGTTTTCATGATTGAATGTATTAAAACGAATATCTTGCCAGTTTACCAAGCAACGGTAATGTTTGTTCTGGTAATAAATTACTATCGACCATATAAATCTTTCCATGCTTTCTTAATGTGTTTGGGCTTCAGGTGCGGCTTAGCTGCGATACAATCTTCGCGTCGAGGGTAATGATGGTTTACTAAAGTCCAATCACCAAGCCATTCTTCGACCTCATCCAGCACTTCTTTCCATTTTTCGGTTTTATTCATTTCTCATTCAATAGTAATTTAATCTCTTTAATCAATCCTACTCGCGGTTAAATAATTTTACCTTTCATTTACTACATCATTACGCTTCTTTTTAGCGCACTTTGGGCAAGACATTCCTATTTGAAGTATCCATTCATAGTGTCCTAGAGAGTCTCCGCATGGAGGTACTGGCTGTTGAGCTGCATACTCTTCTAAGGTTATTTTTGGTTCTGTTTTAAAAGGCCACATATCATGTATCCTGTTTATTTAGGGATATAGGAATAACTATAAGCATAAGCTCCGGAAATTTAAATCGGATTTTGCTTTGTAAATCTCATTAGGTATTAATTTACGATACTGACACCATCCGCGTAATTGGGCACTCCAGCTATAATCATCTCTCTTTACGTTAAGCAAATCTGCATTGTATTTTTTATATAACTTAACTAACTGAAGCAGAGTCTTAAAGGTATTAGGTATAACTGATAAATCACCGCTACCACTAAGTAAGCTATAAACATCCTTACCAAAGTTATATTTAATTACTATTTCTTGTTGCGCTTCTTTCGTTAGCTCATAGTTAAATTCAAATACCTTAGGATTACTTCCGTTTATTTCAATATCCTTAAGTAGTACTGAATTACCTAATTTATATAGATTCATTAAAACGCCCCTCTTCTATATCTTTTCTAAGTAAGTCTAAATGATGTCTCCAGTTCTTGACTGGAGCATTATCATGGATATATTGCAGCTCTCGTATTAACTCATTATGTGCTGCAGGAACTAACATTTTTTGAACTAGAGTATTCCAGTTATTCCCTTCAAACCTGGGACTGTATTCATCGTCAGATATGAGGCATCCCGCAGCACACTTGAGATCATAATCTCCGTGGTAATAGCAGATTCCACTTTCATATCCCATACTCTTAGCATTCTGAGTGAGCAAGTGATGTTCAATAAATTGAAAGACTTCCATAGGGGTACTTTCTGCCAAATTAGCTAGAGTAATTACTTTCATAGTTATTTACCTATATTTAATACTGGTATGCACCAAGATTGAATAGCTCATATTGAATATTTGTCTTTGGTTATCCTAAGAATATCTTTAGGTGGATTATAAGAATCAGATAACTCCACACTACTTTCATAAGAATCTTCTGCCCTACGCCACCAATATAAGTCCTGTGGGTCATGTCCACTTAATTTGCACCAGCTATAGCACCACATCCATTTGAAGTAAGTCATATTCCCTCTCTCTCTATCTCTAAAAATTGTTATTTACTGGTATGAACCAAGAACTCAATGCTAATTTAAGCTCTGTTTTGGCTGCTGAAGATTTTTTGAGATATTCTGACAACCTCGCCTGAATCTAATTTAAGTAAATAATTAAACATGTCAGACCCTTTTAAATACGATTTCTCTGGGTATCTTTGGGTATCTTTGGGTATCTTTGGGTATCTTTGGGTATCTTTGGGTATCTTTGGGTATCTTTGGGTATCTTTGGGTATCTTTGGGTATCTTTGGGTATCTTTGGGTATCTTTGGGT